TTAATTCCTGTCTTATAAGCATCTACGGCACTATTAAAAGTATTAAGCATATCATTACCGATAAATCTTGCCGCGTCATATAAATTAGAACCTTCATCTGCAGCCTTGCTTGTTAGATATGCAGTATCAATCGAAGGTTTATAAATAAATCTATCGTCAATAGGTTGTTCATCTTCTAATGGAACTAATCTCATTTCTCTAACCTAAACCTTTTCCCGTTAATGTAAACTATTGAACCCTCAGGAAGCCCGCTATTTAATGCTTCTTCTTCATTCTTGAAATTCCTACTAAAACCTTTTATAGTTTCATAATTAGACTGTCTTATTAAATCTTCCAATACTTCTTTCTTTTCTTTCTTATCAAAGTCTTTTCCTTCAACATATCTAAAATATTTGTCAAAAACAGTAGGAACATTAACCTTGTCGGCTAACTTGTCGTTTAATATTTTGGCAGCATCTGAATATCTGAACCCAAAACCAAAAAACCCTTTTTCTTCTGCCATTACTTCACCTCTAGCTTTTTTAACACTATTGAGGCTATAAAGTTTATTTTGTTGTGCGATTAAATCCGATTTAGATATAACACCTTCGGCATACCCATTCATCAATCTCTCGTTAATACTCGCAGTATTATTTAATATTGTTTTAGCTTCTAAATCTTTTGTTTCTAGGTTTTCAATATCAAGAACCGCATTTTGTAGAAATTCACTAGTAGTTCTATTATTTATACCTTTCTTTGAAATAACCATTTTGCGGGCTGTATTAAAATACTTTTCGCTTATTTCATTATTATCAAATCTATCTTGTAAAGTTGATAGTGCTTGAGATGGCTCAGCATTTATTATTTCTTGAGATGTTTTTTCCTCTGCAATATTCATATTTATAGTATTAATCATATCTTGTTTTTTAGTGTTAAATTCATAAACTTCCTTTGCTTCCTTCATTAATTTATATTTTTTATCTTCGTCAAATCCTTTAGTCATATTATCAAAATTTTCAATAAAGTATTCTGGGTTGCTTCTAGCATCATTCATAGCTTTATCAAATCCCCACTCTGATAAATCTTCCTTTTCTTTTTCTAGAAAAATAGAATCCCAATAACCATTATCAAACCCACCCTGTAAATCTTGTTCATAGGCTTTCTTAAATCCCTCGTTACCTGTCTTTAAATAGCCATTATAGTTATTTCTTAATGATACCATTAAACCTGCTTTGGCGTTATCAATTATCTTTTTCCTAAATTGCCCCGATATTTGATGACGTATTTTAATAATAGATTCTTGCGACATTGAGTTAAATTCTAATGAAGCCTTCTTATTTGTAATTGTATTTCCTGCAGATACTCCTATTTCGCTTAACCTTGCATTAATATCGTCTTGTTTGTTTTTTAACTGTCTTGAGTCTGTACTATTAAATTCTTCAACTTCAGTTAATAATCCATATAAATCTTCTGTAAACTTATTCTTTGCCGATAGCTTTTGAGAGAATGCCTCTGCTTCTTCCCATTGATTAGCTATATCAGTCATAGCAACACCTAAACCTTGTTGTGCTCTCTGAGTTCTCTGAAACTCATCTATACTTAAAAGTTCGTTGCTTAACCCTGTATCAATATTAGCTTGTGAAATGTAAGGTAATTTAGGCATATTTAACTCCAATACTTATTATAAAAATCGCTGTCCTTTGTCAATAAAGTAGTTCCTGCATTAATCATATTAGCTCTGTAAGCATCTTGCCCTCTATATTTAGCTATATTAGCACTAGATTGAGCCTTAGCTCTTCCTGTTTCTAAATTTAATAAATCTACACTCTCATCAATTCCAAGTTCGGTTAAATTGCGGTTAAGAACCTCAATAGGACTTCCGGAGAATTTAACACCACTTGCCGCACTTTGTGCAATTGCCGCACTTATTAACCCACTCCTTTGAACTGCATATCTACGCTTTGTTATATCTTTTTGATATTCAATAATCTTAGCTTGTGCTTGATAAACCTTCTGATTATATTGTGCTAATTCTTTGCTAGTTCCGGCAGAGCTAACCATACCGGCAACACTTGCCACAGTACCTAAATTGCTTAAAGTTGTCATTAAACCAAAGCTGCCGCCTGTCCCGAATAACCCAGAAGTTGCTGCCCCAGAAGCTGTAGTACCTCCTAATAAAGAACCTGCCCCATATCCTCCAACTCCGCCTAACAATGCCCCTGTAACAGCTCCCTTACCTCCTCCAGTAGCTCCGCCGACTACTGCACCTATTGCCATACTTGTTGCTATTGTAGCCATTATCTATCTACCTCCATTACTATAGGCATTATTGCTAATATATTCATTGGCAACGGTCTGCTTTGTTCAACAACTATTGTTGTTTCGTCTTGCCACCCACCGTTAAATTTTAAATTAGATATTAACCCGTCAATTAATTCCTCGGGACTCCCCATTAATGTTGAAGGATTACGATAAGATATCTCAACTAAATTGTCTAATGAAGAACCATATCTCATTCCTAAAGTTCTATAAACTCTAAATGTCATCTGATATATACGCTTCTTTTTGCCTTGTGATGTACCGTTAGCTGAACCAGCCTCTAAAGGTAACGTTTCTAAATAAGATGTAAACTTTAATCCTAAACACACTTTCCAAGATGGAGTTTCTATTGTTACTTTACCGCCGTCAACTGTTACAGGAGTTAATACTGCACCATCTGCAAGTATGTCAATCTCTTCTCCTTCTAAATAATCTAATCCTGATATTGTTAAAACGCTAGCACCCCAATATCCTCCGGTATAAGAAGTAGCATCAAAATCATAATTAGTGTCTACCGTTGCACTTACTACCGTATCAGAAGTAAATGCTGTTATCGTACATTGCCCGACAATATCCCCGTCTTCGTTAATCGCTCTTATCTTACGCCCTACCATATCAGAGTTAAAATAAGCACTATCGGCAGTTAATGTTATATCTCCTGTATTATCGCTTAAAGTTAAATCAATAGTATCTGTTTCATCATAGGCATTATAACAAAGCCCGCAATCAAGATAGAAACAATCCTCTTGTTTTTCAGGGGTTACCATATCCTTAAATCTCTCAATATATCTCTTTGTAGAGCCATCTATTGTTCTATTCACAATAACATAAACTTCGTCATATTCGTTACCTAGCGAGGGGATAGCTTCAACACTTTCATACTTTCCCTTAGTATCTAATAACCCCCAAGCTATAACTTGTTGATCAAGCTCCCTAGTAAATAATGATATCGTTCCGTCATTGAGTAAGCACCATAAAAGATTATCTGGATTTTGCTGATACGCAATAGATTTAATCCCGCTATTAGTTATATGCTCGGATAGTATTGTCATATCAACTGACTTATAGCTATCTATTTCCCAAGAATAATATTGCTCTCTTACTTTCCTTGAGCCACGCTGTACATAATATAGATTATTACCTATCTTCTTTGGTTGAATAGGCTCGCTACCCCAGCCGCTTTGCCTACTTGAAAAAGCATTCGAAGGCGTTAAAGCTGCACTATTTGAACCAGCCCATAAAACAAATTCTCCTCCGGCCGTACCGGATACTAAACTTGTACTACCTGCTAGCCATTGGATAGCATTGCCCTCATCAGAACTCAACTCAGATACAATGGCATTGTCAGCATCTGCCCCAGCCGTGAAATCTTCATAAGCTAATGAACGTGATAACCACCTTGTTTGAGGTTGATAAGTGCTATTAGCTAAACATAATCTACCTTGATAAAATGAAATCTTAGAAGGGTAACCTCTTACCGTGCTCCAAGCACCCTCAGCCCAATTAGTAGTAGCACCAGTGCCGCTTAATGTTTCCATTACTGTAGCACTTACTGAAGTAGCAGATGAAAAAGCCGTAATCTTTACATAACCTTGAACCGCAGGAGTGCCTACGCCTGTGCCAATCTTCCAATATGAGCCAACGTGTCCCGACTGAAACGTGTTAGAGCTTGCAGTTATGGTAATATTCCCCGTTGTCCCGCTCGGGGTCAATGTTGTAGCGGTTAGATTATCATCGAGAAAAGGCCCACCCTTAAAATCTAAATCGTTAAAAGTCCAACTAGAAGCCGATAATCTTGTTAATTTCTTAGGTTTAAATCCCGTGCAAGTCATATAAACAACATCATTAACTTGTGAGTATTGTATATTCCATAGGTCATTTGCCGTATAAGTATTAGATAACTCGTAAACACTATCCCCACTTAATACAGGGGCCCCATCATAAAAGAATCTAAAATATCCCTCACCAACCTCTATTAAAAAAGCATCATTATTAGAAAATACAAATCTAAGCAATCTTGCTATGCCGTTATTCTTTGTGCTTCCTATGTATTCGCTCCCAGTCCTTCTTGAGTAATTTCCATAAGGCCTTATCCACCCGTTCCTAACTTTCTTTAGTGAGCTGAAATATTGCTCTGTATCCAAACGCCCATAAAGATACGGAGATATCTCGCCTTTAGAAAATGATGTATATATCGGAGAAGCTTTCATTAAAACGCCCTATTCTGATATCTGGAATTAACCCAATAGTCATCAGTAACACTATAATCATTTGATGTTAGTGAATTTTCCGAAATAGCCTTAGGTAATATCTGACCAGCCAATAATTTAATTAAAACATCTCTTTGAGTTTCAGAATTATTAATATTATAACTAGCCTCTATTGCTAGCTTCAAAGATAAAACATCAACAAAAGATGATGTATAAGAAGCTGGATTATTATTATAATATGTATATGTAATCCCCATCGTTTGGCAATCCGATAATAATCTATCACCTTCTATTCTATATTTAGCATAATCAGGATAAACCCTAATTAAGTTAATATAATCACTAGGCATTTGGAAATAAAAAGCCATAGATGACCTTGTAAACGGAACAGTTATAGCTGGCAAATAAGCAAGGTTACTAGATTTTATTGCAAAACTCCAAGGAGCCTGTGATAATACGCTTCTTAATGTACTATCATATATGTTAGATAAAATTTTAGCCTCAATGGTATCATCATCAAGACTTGTGATAAAATTAGCACCTAGTGCATTTAATGCTTTATTACATATCGAAACTCGGCTAGTCATATCTAACTCCCTTAAAGTGGGGGCAGTTTCCTACCCCCAGCAAATATTAAGCATAAAATACTGTTAACTTTACAGTGCCTGTAATAGCAGCACCAGCAGTGGTAATGATAATATCATTATCTCCTGCATTTGTTCCTATTACATAGCCTAGTCCGTCAACACGTATTGCACTAGTAACACCAGCAGCAGAAGCAACATCAACCGCATTAAAGTAACGGTTTGCAGTTGTGCTATCTCCGACTGATAAAGTGCACCCTGTGCCTAAGTCATCAAATGCTAATGTCATTCCGTGGATAACAGCACCATTCGGAAGATTAGCCATTTTGATTGTACTACCGGCGTCAACTGCGGAAGCTTCATAGGTATCGCTACATACTTTCAAATCAGAAAATATCTTGCCTTGTTCTACCCAGTTACCTTCCCCAGCATCATATTTAGTGTAGTTAACACCCTTTACATTTACAGCAGTCATAATTTATACCTCCTTATGATTCTGTTATTTGTACTTTAACGATTTTGTCTTCTTCAAGACGAACCGCACCGATTGAAGCCTCATAATAAATTTGATATGAATAGCTTAAATCTGCCCTTTCTTCAGCCCTTACGAATAATCCCTCTGGCATACCTGCGATTATTGCAGATTTGTGATAGAAGAAACAATCACGAGTAGTTGAAGATTTAGGAAGTCTTGTTGAAACAATCCAGGTAAAGCCCATCCAAGTGTCAATCTCACCTCTTACAAGAGCTTTAATAGCGGCATAATCAGATGAAGTTGCTTCTTTTTCGCCTAATAAGCCTTGAAGCCCTTTTGGAGAAATTAAAGCAAATAAATCTGATTCCATATCGACGTCTTTCTCACGTAAAAGAGCAGCCGCACTATTTACTTTTGCAAAAGTAAGAGAAGTACCACCAGCAGCAACAACCATATTAGAATCAAAAGATTTTGAGCCTGTGCCTGTTTCGCCTGTTGCAGCAGTTCCACCCATAGCAGAAATGATTATATCATCAGCGAATCTCCCGTAAGCACGGGCAGCATTTGAAGTGAATTCACTTTTAGGGTCTGCTAAAATCTGCAAATCAATAGAACGGTCTAATATACGAGCATCGTGATAAGTCGTAAGGTTAGCCCATCTTCTTGATAAGCCCGGGTCATTTTGCGGGGTTACAGAGTTCAATCCTGCTTTAGGAGTCATTGCCCAAGTCCCAATCTGGTCTTGAGAAAATCTCTTACTAGTTACTACGTCTTTAATTAACACAGTAGGAAGAACCTTACTGTATTTCTGTTGTGCGAGAGGGACAACGTTTTCGGAAAACTGTTGAGCCCTCAAATCTAAAGTTGTATCAGCCATTTTTATCTCCTAGCTAACAATAATTAAACAAAAAACATATTGTCTAAATTAGTTGTCCTAAAAGGGCTAATTGTAACAATTAACAATTTGAAGGCTCTTAAAGAGTTATCTTCTATAAAAATAGAAACTACAAGGGCTACTTAGCTTGTCTTGCCATTTCTTCTAAAGAGTTAACATAACTTATAGCAGCTTTTCTTTCTTTTTCAGAAACAGGGGATAACCCGTGTTGCTGGCAATAATTTACATTATCTCTTTTATTCATTACTCCCGCCCAATATGGGTGGTTATAATCTCTTTTAATTTCGTCTATCTTAGCACGAGCTTCCTGCGGTGTCAATACTCCAGTTGCTTTAACTGTTGAAATATCGCCAATTTTACCTTCTTGAAATTTCTCGGCATACTTTGTCATAGCTTTAACAAACTTAGGATTGTTGCCAAGCTTATCGTTAATAACACTAAATAACTCTTGGTCATCTCCGCAGAAATGCTTAATTGCTAACTGTGCATCTTTAATCTTAGCATCAAACGCAACTCCGAATTCCTTACGCAAAACACTAACAGCCGAATCATACTCTTTCTGTTGCTGTTCAGCCTGTTTAGAAACTGCTTGATTAATAGCATTAATATAAGTATCTAATGCTTGCTGTGCTTGCTTTCCTGTTAATTTAGCTTCCTTAGCGAATTTCTTAAATTCTTCTAAACCATCAGGCGTTATATCCTCAGGCGCCTTGATATCATATTCTTCGGGGACGCCCCAAGCCTTAGCAAGTTTAGCCCAAGCGTCAACATCATTTTCATCTTTAGGAATTATTACTTTGTCCCTTCCTAATGATGACTGTAGCTCTATGTATGACTTAGCTAAAGACGAAATATCATTAAATTTAGTTATGCTAGGGTTATCTCTTAACCCTTCACCTAAGCTTTCATACCATTTACTTGAAGGTTGAGGAGTTATCTCTTGACCATTGTCAATAGGCTCTATTACTTCATTCATTCTATTCTCCTAAAAGTTTATAAGTTTCAACAATGTCCTCGGGTTTTACTCGAGGGTCTATTATGGTCTTAATCGTTAAGATTACATCTCTGCGTCCTGCATTATAAGCAATCTCATAAGGGTCTGTTCTATACCCTGATTTATTAAAACCACAAAAAGATTCTAAAAAGTCCATTACTATCTTGCCGTTTCCGTCATTAGATAAATCGGTAAGAGCCTTCTTTAAGGCTGTAACCTCATTTAGATTTGTTAATTTCATTTACATCCTTCTCCATTTGGGTTATATCTTTACCAGCTTGCATCATCATCATCATTTCTTGCTGTTGCTTTCTACCCTCCCTAATACTCTTGACCTGAGCCTCATCACGCAATAAATCAACATCAATCCCGTTAATTTTCCATATCTCATCAACAATAGCATCGCCGTCAATCTTATCGATTACATCAGGAATAGCACCTGCTACATTCCCAACGATACCTAAAGCACTAACAATATTATTAATCTCTTGTGAGCGTTGAGCCATTACTAACCTAGAAACAAATTTTACTTCATAATTAGGATTAACCATCATCATTTCGGGGATAGGCGGCAACTTTCCTTTAGTGGCTAAGATGTCAACTACTCTCGTTATAATAGGCTGCAACACATCACTTAAATAACGTGATACCGCAGGAGCTAGTAATGTCATCTTTTCTGATACTCGCTCCATTACTTCAGGAACAGTCATCTGTTTTGTTATATCTTGAAATGCTAAAAACACATCTTTAAACATTATTTCTTCAATCTTCTTAGAATAATATTCAATAGCCCACTGCCCCATACTTACTTTTCCACCACTATTTAACGGGGCAATATCCTTCGAA